AGGATTAATCACATCATATTGAGAACCACCTTCCAAAACATCAATGGTTTCAACACCACCAAAAAATATAACATCACCAGACTTATAGTTTGATATCTCTGTACCATTTACAAGCATGCCAGTGGTGCCTGGCGCTGTCTCACGCCTCGCCCCGTCAAACACTGGATTCAATGGAAATCTCTTCAATAATTTTTGATGATCTAATTTTTTACCAGCCAAATCAGGAACAGAGATTTTAAATGTACCATCTCCAGTTGCATCTACAAAATCACCATTTACTAGGTCAGGTAAGGAGTTTGCAAGACGAATGTTATTAGAATCAACACGACTTACATAATAATTTTTACCATCAATTAACTGACCTAGATTACCACTTACAACACTATATGTTACGACTTCTCCAGAGTAGAATCCATGATCTGATGCACCCTCTGTAACCTGTATTAATTGTATAAGGTCTCCGCCAGTGGCGCCAGTCCACGTTACAGAACGGTCTGGTGCAACTATAGGTTCATTACCTAAACTTGGAATTGATGGTGAGGCAACGTATGCATGAGGATGTGGTGGTAGTGCGAGTGCATTCTCACTATCATGATCATACACATTTTGAACATCAGTTGTATATTTTGTAATATTATCATGAAGAGAACTATTTCCTCTCTTAATTCTTCTACGAATAAATGCAAAATTATTTTCAGCAACGCCAGGCAAATCACCTAATATTAATGTTGAACTACTAATAACACTTAAAACACGGCCTAGTGCAACAAAATTGGATTGACCATCTAAAACCTCAATTGAATCTTCTTCTAAAAATCCATGATCAGAAAAAGTGTTGATTGTAAAACTACTACTTGACTGACGAACAACACTTTTTGGAGTGAATTTAACAGATGTGTTATAAACATATGATCCAAAATTAGCATCCTCTGAACTTTTGTAAGCTCCAAATGTTCCAACTTTAACTTTATCTCCCTTATTAAAATAAAAAGTATTATCAGGTATTGGAAAATCTTTTAAAACACCTGTAATTAAAACTTCTATCTTCTTTGTATTATTTGCAAAAGAATATCCATATGCAACATTATTATATCTTACATCATCACCAATACTTAAAACATCACGAGCTGTGTCTACTCCAACAAATTGATTTGTAGTTTTACCTGTATAAGTTACAACACCAGCAGCACTCGCTGTTGGCAGTGACAAAGAACCACTTGTAGGAAATCCAACAGTAGTATCAACTGTAATAACAGTCGAACCAAGTGATACTGAGTCAACAATTCTAGTTCTGCCTGGAACTACAAAATTACCATCTATTGAATCTTTCGATACACTTATTTGATAATAATGTTCTCCATCATATAAAAAGTCTTTGACATCTGATATCGCACCAGAAGCTCCACGAATATTACTATCATCCTCATCAATATCTTGAAAGAGGGTCGATCCTTTTAAATTGCGAGGATCGCCTGTAATTGATTTAACTACAAAATCTTGTGCAAATCCATAATCAGCATCAGAGGGTTTAATTAAAAAATCAGATGGTTTAATAATATTAACTTCTTCGCCATATAATGCTCTGAATAAAATTTTATATGATTCTTCTGTTCCTTTTGTTCGATAAAAATCTTTGATTTGTCGAATAAATTTAACTTGATCTAAATCACTGTCTAATTTACGATTCTCAAATCCACTTGCATAAGTTGTTTTAAGTTTATTAAAAAACTCACGAATAAAAAGATTGGATAGATTATGAACTTTTGTGCCGCCAGTATGAGAAACACCAACACTAGTATTAAATGATAATAAATCTGACCTTAAAGGTTGATCCATCGCATCAACACCACTGAAACCACGAACGCATCCAGTAAATGATGTTGTTCCAATACCAGTGTATGTTATAATCTCATCATCAATTTTTAGTAATCCGTATTTTTTTGGATAACCTTTTGTTGAATCTACAAAGATTGTAGAGGAAAAAGATTGTGTATCTGTTGATAATCCTGTATATTCTGTAAGCGCAGCACCAACATATGTTTGTAACTTAGTATATCTGTCAAGATTCTCGGCGATGTTAATTGATCCACCTTGATATTCTTGAGAGATATAATATTGTTTCATAAAATCCACAAAAAGTGGACTTTCAGACTGAACAAACTCAGGTAACTGATTTTCAATTACCTGATTGATTTCGACTCTTTGTATTGATGTGTCTATCATTAATATCCGCCGCCAGAACTAGATCCACCACCGCCACCAGATGATGTGGTTGTAGTAGTGGGTGTGCTTGATGTTGTAGTTGATGTTGCATATGTACCACTACTTGATGTTGTCGTTCCAGTCGATGAAGCGGTAGATGGTAAAAGTGCAGAACCTGTGGCCACTGGAGAGTTTGATTTTCTCGTAAATGTGGGTGTATAATAACTGTGAGTATGCACAAATCTTGAACCAGATGTATTTTCACCTGATGCAATTAAGTCTTGAATCATATTGATTGTTGTATTTGACATATCAAACTTGACATATAAATCACGAAGACCAACGATATCGTTTGAGTGTGGAATTGCTTGAATTTCAACCACGTTATTTGCAATTACTGTTGAAAGTATATTTACAGTATCTATAAGAATTTCACCATGCATATAATCAACTGTACCAGCATTTTTCTTTATAATATTTGGAGTTCCACCCTCGGTATATGTAAAGAAGAAAATTCGACCCTTATCACGATTTATAACTTCATCTGCAAGATAAACAGTCTCTGTAACTCCTTCAATCGTAAATCCAGTTGAAACTACATTATATGATGACTCCTGAGTGTGGAACATATTACCATAACAGATTTCATATTGTGCAAATTGACCCAAAACTGCTTTCAAATTACGACGAATTGTCACAAGAGTGATATTTGACGTAATTGATGAATCAACACTATCAATCAATGACACAGCCTTACTATATTTGAATCTACCACCAAATTTATTTACATCAATCGAACGTGAGTATTGAGTTAAAGCATTTGAAACTCCAGTTTTAAGATTTTCTTGGTCATCGTTCAAACTTGGATTGTAATATGGATTTACTTTGAGTTCAACATACAAATATTTCAAATCAATGAACTCTGGTACAATTCCAGCAACCGCATAACTCTTTAATCTTTGTACCAACTCTCTTTTTGTCTCATCTGATAGAAAATCACCATTTCGAGGTTTAACTGAGATAAAAACCTTTCCAAAACGAGGTGGACTCATCTCCTCACCACCAAAAGCGGTTACAGACTCTACATTAGGGTAAATATAACCTAAAACTGATTCATAATCAGATGAAGTCACTGCACGATACTGAGAAGAGTAGATTCGAGGTGCAAAATACTTAATTGATGATATTGATTCGATTTCATCACCATCTCTTGACCTCTCATCAGTTGACACCAATGAAATTAGTGATGCATTTATCGCTGCACCATCTTGATTCGTAATATTTCCTACAAAACTAAATTCTGCAGCGCCATTTCCATCTTTTCCGTCTGTTACAATATAAGAAGCTGTAATATAGTTGTTATTTGACAATTTTCGACCAATTACATTGTCACCAAAGATAAGTTCATACCTTTCATCCTCAATTTCTTGTAGTAAGTAAGAATTTGATGTTGAAGTGACTCCAACAATGTTATCAATCTGTTTATAAGTGACTGAAGAGGTCGCTGTTGAAGAACTTTTAACTTTAACCTTAATTGTTGATGTATCAATGAATGAATTATCAAGAACATATCTTTGATTAAACAGAGAAGTGTCAACTGTGAAGTTTTCACTTACAAAAACACCTTCATATATTTCAATATTACTAAATTCCGCAAATCCGTTCGTAACAGGGACTGTAATGTCCTCTGGAATGCAAAATATGTAGTTTGTGTTCTCACCAGCACCATTACAAACAACACCAGAGTTTAATGTGAGTGTTGATGTCTCTGTTAGACCAGATACATTGAAAGATACCTTTGCTCTTGCGGATCTACGAGATCTTGGAACATAACCAATGTTTCTAGCGAGTGAGACAACGTTTTCTCGAAGTGTTGCAGAGTCAAGAAAACACTCATTCGCTGCCATGTTGGTATTATAGGCAGTTGTGTATGTATTATATGCTAATGCATCAATTATAATTGAAAGGTTCGACCCTTCAAAGTCATAATCTGTAAAATTAGTGTTCGACCTCAGATAATCTTTAATAGATGTCTTTATCTGATCAAAATCTAAATTAACGTATTGTCCAAAGGCCATTATACTCTAGCTGGGAATAAGAGAACGTCTACTGATTGTGATGGGGAGGGAAGACCAACGATGCTATATTGAACTACACAATTCATTTCGTTTGTATCTGGTGAAACGGTAACATTTACAATAACATTATCAATTCTTGGTTCATAGTTAAGTAAAGATGATCTAATTTCATCAGTAATTCGTATTTCACTCAATTCTGTGTTCAAATCAAACAAAGATTCATTAATAACTGACCCAAACTGAGGCACAAATGGTTTTTCACCAAGAGTTGTAAAAATTATGTTCTTTACAGACCTTTTTATAGCGTCTTCATCACGAATTGCAACTACATCATTCGTCACAGGATGACGTTTGAACGATAAATTGATATCTTTGAATGCCCTAGAAGCCACTATTCACACAATTAGTTTGCTGTTTTTATTTATACCGCTTTTTTTATCTTTTTACGACTCGAATTCGATATTTTTCTGATTCTAAAGCGTTAATAATATATTTAGCACTAATTCTAGGGTCTTTTTCGCCGCAAGTGAAGAAATCTGCGTTCATACGACCCAATTCAGGCCAAGTATGACAAGAAACATGACTTTCGGCGAGTGCAAAAAGACATGTAACACCACATGGACTGAATTTATGTGTATATTCGTTCAATATTGTCATCTCCGACTTCAAAATAGCACGAGTGAAGATGTCACGAAGGAAATTTGGACTATTTAAGTCATCAAAATACCCATCGTAGACATCTAATATGAGATGTTCACTCATTTCATCCCAATTCTGGTTCATTTAAGTCTATTGTATAGTCGCCACCGTAAAAATCAGCGTTCATATCAGTACCTCCAGCGCCTACTTCGACATCAGATGACCTTTCTTTCGCTGTTTTCCAGAAATAATTCTCTTCTGAACCCAATCCATCACGATCATGACCGTTTTCTACCTGATAATACACGGTTGAAACCTTAA